TCTACAGGTACATCTACATCAGCTGGTACTTTAACAAGCACTGCTATTGGTGATACAGTCACTTTGGTTTACAGAGCATCTAATACAACTTGGGATGCTACATCGGCAATCGGAAACTGGACTCCAGCATAGGAAAATTATGGCAACAATTAATGCTTGGGGCAGCGCAAAGCCCGCTCAAGAATCCTTTGGAGGTACAAACCAGTCGACTTATACGACAGGTGATATTCTTTACGCCTCTGCTTCCAATACATTATCAAAGCTGGCGATTGGATCAACTGGAAATGTTCTTCAAGTCACTGGAGGTATTCCAGCATGGGGAAGCGTTCCAGGAGGTACCTCTCCATGGGTATTTTTACAACAAAAGACAGCCGCTTCTTTAGATGCCGCGGTCACTTTTGATAGTACAGTAATGACCACTACTTATCCGATTTACATGTTTGTTTTTGATTCCGTCTATCCCACTGCAAGTAGTGATTTTTTAGCTCTGTTATCTTCAAATAATGGGAGCAGTTATGTGACTTCTGGATATAAATCTAATGCCAATGGAAATACTTCTACGGTGGAATTCCTGATTTACAAATCCATCTTTGGTCCAGCTTCGAGTACGATCACAAACAACTTTTCTATTGGATATCTCTCAAATTTAACGACTAACTCGAACGTGTTTTATCCCACGTTTTTTGGAAATGGTACCTTCAATAGTACAGGAGCCACGAACGTTTTATCTCAATGGAGTGGATGTTTATTGGCAAATGCCGTCTATAACAATATCCAATTCACTTTCTTATCCACTACGTGGAATCAAGGCAAAATCAGTTTATACGGGTTGAAAACCTCTTAATAGGAAAAATCATGGCAAAAGCATCCCCCTCCGTTAGAAAAGCAGTACGTAAAAAGGCAGCCAAGATCCAAAAATCAGCTCCCTTAGGATCTGGAAAGAGATTCGGAATCGTTGAAAAGTCCGCTGCCGCTAGCGGAGCGAAGAATCCAGCTGCTGTTGCTGCTGCGATTGGTCGCAAGAAATATGGCAATAAGAAGATGACTGCAATGGCCGTGAAGGGTAAAAAGCGCGCAAAATAAGCTCTTTGTCATAGACAGATTCAAACGGTTTAACCCTTTCAATTAAAAGAGTTACATTCTCAATCAGGATGAAAAATTTCTCAGAAAGATGACATCTTTTAGATGTGATTTTTCTGGGAAAGTGTATATAAAATTTTTTATATCTCATTGCGACTCCTATAGGTATTAAAAAATTTAATCGACATACACAGCATGCCCTTTTCATTTATTTGGGAGCAATACTATCGCATTGAGGTACATGACGCGTTAAAAGATTGCTTGAAAAAATGTGGTATAAAACCAGAAGATATTTTGTCCATTTTGGATTGGGCCTTTGGACTCAATTGGATGGATTCCCCTACGGTTTTATTGCCCACGCGATGGAACTTCTTAAAAGATCGGCTGTCTCGAGATACAATGCCCATGTTCATGACGATGTACGTGGAAGAAGCCGTTACATTGATCATAGAAGCGTATATCCGTTCGGCAGATAAATCTACCCCCGATTATCGACTGTTAGATCTCCAGGCTAAGAATTCTAAATTGAACGCTCCCAAAAGGCCTTATTTAACTTTGCCAAAAAAAGAACGTTACGAGCGCCAAAAAAGTTTTGAGCAGCGCATGGCTCGTTATTTGGAAAGAAAAGCCGAACTGTCTTCTTGAAAATACCACTTCTGAATGGGTTCTCCGCGATATTCTTCTAGGTTGACTCCAGATAATTGAGGAATCCTTGAATAATCAATTTTCCCTTTAGAAGTAGAGGTCTTTACCACTAATCCACCGCCCTTACAGCTTTTGGACTGAGCCAAATCGATCAGGAATTTTCTTTGGTCTTCTTCTGCGGTCTCGAGCTCTTTAAGACGTCTACGGATTTCAAGATAGTGTTTAGCTCCATCACACCAAAGTGTATCATTTCTTTCTTCGATATGATCTGGTGGTGTCTTATTCTTTAAATGCTCCCAGAATGCCTCCACAATTGGAAAAACATTTGAGAATATCTTTGGATCACGTTCTAATTTCAAGTGGATAGGATCGCGCTCTGGAAGCCACGCCCAATAGGAAATGCTACCTATGTTGGCACACTCCATTTGAAATTGCAATTGGAGTTGGTAATATTCTGGAATAATACCCTGAGCAGCCAAGGCGTAACTACGCTCCCCGCTTTTGATCTCTACAGCTCGAGAGCCTTCTAGATCAAGACCATCTAATGTAGCTATTAGCCAAGTGTACTTTGGATGAATCACAACCTTGGGAAACATGATCACCCCAAAAACTTCCTCATAGCGCGCCCGCGCTTTTTCTTCGTTTTCTGATCCTCTACGCATAGCGGCATTTGAGACGTTTTCTTTAAGGCCTAACTTCTCTTGCCACAATTCGTAAGGAGATGACCATGGCGCCTTTTCACATATGATTGGGACATCAGAGGCTCCTATTTTGTTGCGACGAAATTCTAGCCATTCAACGCTTCCAGGAACTAGGTGATTAATCATCATTTTTCTCCCGAATGCTATATTTAATAAAAGCGATTCCGCCAATATCGGCTATTCTACAGGGCTCGATTTCACTATATAGCCTGAAAACAATTACATTTTTATCAATCACACAATAGGAATCTCGAATCCAAACATCGTCATACTTATCAAAAGTAAGTTTATATGCTGTTAAAGTTTCACATTTGCTGGATTTGTCTTTAAATATTGTTTTTATTTTCATTTCTTTATTTTTAAGATGACAGAAATCCAATGTAGGATATCCATAATCATCTTCATAGATATGACAGTTTTTACAATCTATTTCACAAATAAATTTACAAGGGTCTACTTGTTCATCGAATTCGTAATACTCATCGTGATCATAAAAAAATGTGATCGTGTGTTTCGATTTATTGTAATTTATATCTGAAACATAATATCTACAAAATGCATCTAAACAAGAATAAGAAAAAACAGAAATAAATAACACCAACAATAAACTAAATAACTTCATCTTACCTCTCCATCCATGGCCGCTTTCATGGCTTCCTTGCCTTCTTGATATTTGGCGATCTGCTTTAAGACACGATCATATTGATCCATTGGGATGTTCTTCAAAGAGCCACCAAAATGAGCTTCTATTTTCTTGATGTAGTCCATATCTCCACTGACTAGAAACAAAATATGCTCAATCTCTTCGTCTCCAATCGGCTTAACAGGCTCTTCCTCTACTTCTAGAGTCATTTCTTTGAAAGAAGATGGCTTCTCATTCTCCATGATCTCCCCTTCCACATAGCATCCAGAGATGACATCTGGAAACAGTTGTCTCGCCAAACAACTAAGAGCTCTAGCAAACAACATCGCCTTCGGATATTTCGACCATGTGCCGCCATCTTTATAAATTCCCGCTCTCTGTGCATCCACGATAGAGAAAGACTCTGTCCATGTGTCCCCATTGTCACTACGTTTTCCGTGGAGAATACAGATCTTCTCATCAGATTTCGGATCTTTGCTGATGGAATGGCCAGCTTGACGAATTAGACGATTCATTGTCTCAGCCGGCATCATGACTCGTCCTTGGACGACATATAATCCCCCATTGAGCGCATCAATTGGGTCCATGCCAAATGATCTTGCTTTTTGGATGATCGCAAAGATTCCTTCTTCGCCCATCTTGGAATAATGTTTTGTGGACATTAATGATTTGCACAACGCCTTCATGTCTTCTAATTGCTGAACATGATTCGATTGGGGAATTGCAACAATTTTGTCTTCTTTGACTTTTTCCATTTTATACCTCTGATTTGACGAACTCTTCTAACTTTTTGAAGGACTCTTCCACCACTTTTCTATTATAAGATTCTAATCCATATGCAATTTTAACTAAAGTCTTCAGCACGGATTTAATTTCTGTAATTTCATCTAATTCTTTAACAATATGAGATTTCTTTAATCTCTCGTAAACTGGATTTTCCCAGACTTCAAAATCTTCTAATTGCATAACTCATTTCCTTTAAAATCCAACTGAGGCACCTCTTCTAGCGTCTCAACGATATGTCCCAACGACAGCAGATTCAAAAATTTTTTACCACTTAGATGCAGTCTTAACGCATCAACGCACTCTTGAAATCCAACCCAATCATTTGGAGTCATCACCCAATAATCATTGCGAAGTGAATGAACCATCTCATCTTGAATCGTCATGAATTCCACCCATCTGTCGTATTCACGGTTCTTGATGTCACCCAGTCCGATCATTGGTTTTGCCTCGAGATGCTTAATTTTTCATCGACTTGATATAACATCTTAAACAGACTCGTCATTTTTCGTCAATGCTCTTTAGAAAATTTACGTTTGTAATTAATTTGTGTTAGACGCATACTCTTTGATCGCGACGTTACGGAGAAAGAAATCATGGATTTACGAGCATATTTCAAAAAATATTTAGTATCTTCAAAAAAATTCTGTGCAGAAGCACATATTCCCTATCAAAATTTCAATAACTTTTTCGCAGGAAGAACCAAGATTTCTCTGGGATTAGCTCTTCAAATTGAGCGGTTTACCAGAGGAGAAGTCACCTGTGAAGATATGGAAAAGACTAACGAAGAGATAGATGAAGCCAAAAAGCGACTGGGGAAAAATTTTAAAGGACTCTATGTTGACTTAAAGTAAAAAATTTTCTATACATCTGAACGTCCTTTTGTGAAAAGACGTTCGTTCATTTTTGATACTTACGGTTGGCACCTCTCCTCTTTTGAGGAGGGGTGTTTTTTTTAAATCAGACATTATATTTTTAATATTGACCAAAAATCTGTATGAAGTTCATGAAGAATGACATAAATAAAAAAGCCTAGTAACCCCATCAGATTACTAGGCGTAAGAGTTGCTTATTAGCGGTAAGCAATGTGACCACATAGCTTGTGTAAGAAGCCATGCGCCGAACATTATCTCAATCCCCTTCATTACCGACAAGTCATAAGAAATTCTTTCCTCCGAAAGAAATCTTTGGTACATCTGTCAAAAATTTACTATACACTTCCATTACTGGAATCCAACCCTATGTCATCGACTCGAACAATCCACGACCTGATTTCAGAGTGCTTAAACAAGATGTCTCAAGAGGACCTATGTCCGATTGATCAACAACTTAAAATAGATGGCCAACTGCATCGATATTCGTGTCGTCTAGACAAACCCCGAGACATTGATGAATGGTATGTCGCACACAATGGCGTCAGCCCAAACGGCACAGAATGGCTTACAGTAACCTATGCATCTTATAGACATGCAGGAGAAAAACACGTTTACAAGTCTTCTCTTCCCACTGATCGATCCGAAAGAGAACACATCGCTCGCGCTCAGACCCTACAAATACAGTCAACAAAAAAAGACATAGAAAAAACCCATCTAGACGCGGAGAAAACCGCTCGAAACATATGGGATAAGGCAACAAAAGCCCACACACATCCCTATCTAGAATTGAAAAAAGTCCACGCAGAAGGTCTTAAAATTGGAGAAGACTCTCGAGGAAACCCATCTCTCATTCTTCCTTTAAGAGATATTCACGGAGAGATTAAGACACTACAATTCATCACCACCAAGTCCCCACACGAGAAACGTTATCTATTCGGAGGAAAGAAAAAAGGCAGTTTCCACGTCCTTGGTCAACTAACAGGTGCATCCAAGTGCTACGTATGCGAAGGATATGCCACGGGAGCCACCATTTATGAATTAATGCAGACACCCGTAGTAGTCGCATTTGATTGTATCAATCTGGATGCCGTTATCACAGAGCTGCGAAAGACTTATCCAAGAATGCAGATCACCATTTGTGCAGACGATGATCGATTTAAAGAAAAGAATGCAGGACGGGAGACCGCGCAAGCACTCTTCGTTAAACATAGAGTTAGATATCTTATTCCCCACTTCTCAAAGCCAGACGACCCAGGAACCGACTTTAACGATCTGTTCATTAGTGAAGGATCAGAAGTCACGCGCAAACAGTTATTCATCGATATCAAAGACGAAGTTGCCTATGAGATGAATCAACGATATACCGTAGAAGCCGGAGCCAACTCATCAATTATTGAAAACGAAACACTAATCCAACTCGGCAAAGATTCATTTAAATTGAGATATCAAAACCAAACGATTGAGGTTGGAGGAGGAAAATTCCGAAGCAAAGCCAACATATGGTTAAATCATCCCGAAAGACGAACAGTTAAAGGAATAATTTTTAGACCACATCAAAATCCAGGACCAGACTGGATGAATCTTTGGAGCGGATTTGCTTATGAACCCATTCCTGGAGATTCGCAATTTTTTTGGGATCACGCTAAAGAAGTTATATGTGATGGGAACGAAGAAGCCTATTTGTACTTACGCAAATGGCTCGCAATTGTCTTCCAAAAACCAGAGATACTTCATACAGCGCTTATTTTAATGGGAGGACAAGGAACAGGGAAAAATGCATTCGTAGACGCCTTAGGCCACTTATTAGGACGTCATTATCTAACAGCAGACACACTCGACAGAATCCTAGGTCGCTTTAACAGTCACCTACAATCGATCATCTTGTTGCACGCCAATGAAGCCCTTTGGGCCGACAAACAAAGTAAGGGCGCCTTAAAAGCAATGATTACGGATAGCAGTTGCGCCTACGAAGGGAAAGGCAGAGAAATTCGCGAAGACACCAACTATAAACACATCATCATGTCTACAAATGAATCCCTTCCAGTCAGCATAGACATGGATGATCGCCGCATGGTCATTTTAAAAGTTTCCGATAAACACCAAAATGATCATGCCTACTTTAAAAAATACTTCCAAAGTCTCAATTCTGGAGGATACGAACCAATTCTTTACGATCTTTTAAACGAGGACCTCTCAGGATTTAACCCAAGACAAAGACCAGGAATATCCGAAGACTCAAAAGACATGATGTTTCAAATGAAACTACAGTCAGCCGGTCATTTAGCAGTCTACATTCAGGAGGTGCTAGATTCCGGATTTTTCGATTGCTATTCGTCGGAACCCCAAAAGGCATGGGGCAAACGCAAAAAACAAGAAATCTACCAATGTTATGTAGATTGGTTCGAACGCAACAAGATTAGACAGACCCTTGAAAATAATGTCCACTTCTTCAGAAAGCTACACAAAATGCTGCCATCAGTTACTCAACAACAAATCTTTATAAAGGGAGAAAGACCACGCATTTTGGACGTTCCAACGCTAGAAATTGCTCGACTAGAATTTGAAAGCACATTTTTGAATAAGATCAATTAAGCCAATTGCACAGGTACTTTAGAAAAGTTACATGAGTAACGTAAGTGACTGACATAGAGTACATATACACCAAAAAAGCCATTACTCAAGTAACTTCCAAATTTTGCTAGCTTTTTTCTATTCCTCCTTTTTACCACGTTTCTGCTGTTATATATTATTTTACTTGAGTTACTTGAGTAATAAGTAATAAGTATATAAGAATAAGAGATTAAAGGAAAAAATTACTAGAGAAATTACCTGAGACTTACCTGAGTGTTACCTGAGTTACGCGGGACACAAACTTTTTCTTTGGATTTCGCCTTTCGGCCACCATTTTGTTGACGCCAACAACTTGGTTCGTTCCAACCCAACTCAGCTAAAACAGATCCTCCACATCCTCCAGATCAACCGCGCCTTCGCTGATCAGTTTGCGAGCGCCGACAAAGTGATCGTTATTGGGTTGCCGCCTCCGATAAGCCAACCATTTTCGTAACGCCACGAAAAAGGAAGAAGGAAGGCCGAAGCGAACTTTGGACACAAATGCGACTGGGATTTCTGTCTAGGGGTAAAAAATTCGACGATCGGGAAATTTTAATACACTCCGTCTCATTTTTGATTGTAACCATCTCATTTAAATATATTTATAAAAATCTGATGCATGGAAGATTAAGCGAAAAATTAACAAGGCACATTCGGTGATTTGAACGTATTGCTAGGTGGGTGACAGTTTGGAATAACAAAAATTTTACTATGCGACTTGCTTAAAAATATTACTTCTTGTACGTCTAGCGCTTGTGTACAGGAGAAAATATGAGTCTGCATATCGACAGTCAACTGATCTATAACAATGATTTGGATTGGACGGATAAAATTCTTATTTCTTGGATAGAATGTTTCGCCTTGGCTACTGTTTTGGACAAACCTAGATATCTGGCTACGCAATTGAACTTACCTATTCACAAAGTAAAGTCTTCCTTGGGAAAGCTGAAGAACTTGGGACATCTTTCCACCACCCTTAGAGAAGGAGACCGCTTTGTCTTTTCAAAAAGAGTTTACGCTGATAATTAAAGGACCTCCTGTGGCTCTAGCTCGTCCAAGACTTGGTAAATTCAATGGTCGATCAGTTGTTTTCAGTCGACAGTCTCGACTGCTAAAAAGTCACAAGAGAGAAGTTGCCGCCCAAGTTCCATGTGGAACAAGTCCACTGGACGGCTCTGTTAGCCTCTGCATCGATTACGTGATGCCAATACCGTCATCTAGGTCACAGAAGAAACAAAATGAATTGGATGGCCGTTTCCATGAGTCTAAGCCAGATATTGATAATTTGTTGAAGTGGACATGCGATGTGCTTTCTGGAATTGTTGTTGCGGACGACCGACAAGTAAGCTGCATTCAATGTAAGAAGCGCTATGGTCGGGTCCCAAGAACAGAAATAGAAGTATATCGGAGATGTGAAGAGTGAATTACGATGAACTAGACGTAGAGTTAGCTTTTGAATATTATACAGATTTTCATATTCACATGAAGAAGGCGATGAACGATTTTTATAGAATCCATCATTCTACGCGTGATTGCGGATTTTCTAAAAAAGCTTTAATTATATTTTTACTAATGGCGCAAGAAAAGTGTACGTCTTTGAAAATGAGAGAGCAGGATTTTATGGAATTTGCCAATGCCGTCTTCACTAAGTTCTTTAAAAGTGGAGATGAAAATGCAGTGGAATAGGGTCGGCGATCATCCACCTCTGCTTAACAAATATCTGGCCTTTTGGAGCAAAGAGATTAAGAAATATGAAATCGGATTGGCAACGATGGTTGGAAAATCCGGAGCGTATTGTTTGAAGACGTCTCGCACACAGGTTGCTCTACATGATGACGATTATTGGGCTGAATTTCCCTATTTAGAAGAGGCGTTAAAGGGTGGCTGAAATGAAATATTCCCCCGATCAAATAGAAAAAGTCCTTGAATTGGTGAAGGCAATTGATAAGCGAGTAAGGGATTTTTCGGATGAGGCCGCATCGCCTATGCACGCGGGGCTGGTATTAAATGCGTTGCTGAATGTGGCCGATGGCATTGCCCGTGAGTGTAAGATGAGCGTTACCGATTACAAGGCCATGATGCGCCACTTTGGTGAACAATATGAGATTATGAGTAAGCAGAGTGAGCCATAAAGAGAACAAAGTCTACATAATACCGACCGAGTTCATGGACAGGCTTTTGAAAAGCGTAACCTTTGACGAAATTGATGCCTTATACCGCTTCTTGCAGATGTATCATAAGTTAGAGTGCTTCATGTCCTCTGAAAAAAAAATCACCGATCCCAATGATCCTATTGTGTTAGAGACTATGGGGCGGTTCGGTTCAATTTTAATATATGGGTGTGTGAATTTACGTCAGTTGTTCAATCGTATTTACAGCATGCTTCCTTCCCCCGAAGATATTTCACAAACACAGATTAACCAAATTATACGCCGCGGTGGCAAACAGCTTTTAGACGAGGAGTTTGAATGAGTGAAGAGCCGTTTAATATTCATGCAGATACGATTAAGCTGCTTGCTCAGGCAATGCTGGAACAGATCAACAAGTTTGACTTTGGACCACTTAAAGACGACGCCAAAGCCTTGATCGTTCATGCGGTGATTTTAACGGCCGTAAGCGCTTGTCGTGATGTGGGCTTAGAGGCCGAAAGATTAAAAGAATTGGTACAACTGAATATAGATCACATATATAAGGCAAAAGAACAAATTTCCTCACACTAGTCACTGAGGAAGGCACGTCGGCTGTTCCCATGTCCGACCGCGGGATTTAGAGAGAGGCACTGCGTGAGGAGCACTCTTGGAGTTCGCCGTGATCTCGTTGGCGCAATGAAAACGGCGGTTTTTTAAAGGGAGAAGGTGAAGATGCCGCGACTTTATAGATATGGAGGCCATTGGACAGAAGCCGATAGGGCCGTTCCCTCCGACGATAGAACGGTCGTTGTGGCGTTTTATGATTCGAAAGATCAGGGATATTATTGTTTTCCGGCTTCCTTTGATTTTAAGTCGGGCTGGGTCGGGTACAACGAAGAAAGCGATCCCATAGACAAGACAGCTGGCCGAGTTGTGTATTGGACAGAAGTTCCCTGGTTCTATGGAGAAGAGGAAGAAACGAACCACTAATGATACGGAGAACAAAAAGGAATAAATATGCCGCTAAAACAAGGCAAATCAAAAAAAGTTGTGTCTGAAAACATTTCTGAACTGGTCCATTCGGGTCGTCCACAAAAACAGGCTGTGGCGATTGCCTTATCGACCGCCAGAAAGTCTACTGGTACGACCAAGGCGAAAAAAAAGAAGAAGTAATGACGGATTCTGCCCATCCGCGATCTTTAGATATGAATGAACTTATAAATACAACAAAGGATTTAATCGCTAATCCATTTGTTAGAGAATTAACGACAAAAGAAGCGGAGAAAATTTTGGATTATGCCAAAAATATTTCTTTTGATATGGGCGAAATGGATCAGATCATTAGTGACTTTGAACACTACTTTCTTGAGAACGTTAAGAGTTTGAGTGTTCGAAGCAGGCGCATGATGGAGTATTTGGGCTCTCTTCTTGTTTCCATGCACGCGTTGGGCAACGACGTAAGTAAAATATACAGAGTGTTATATAAGGCAAGAAAAGTGAATATATATGATGAGTGAAGCTGACCCCTATGCCGATCATGTGCTCATTCGCAAAGACAATCTAAGAAAGTGTAAAAAAGAACTCGAAGAAATTTTAAAGAGCGGTGCTTTGATTTTAGAAGATCTTAGGCTCGCGTCCCCACAATCGCAAAGATACATTCCTCATGCAAAAAAAATGATGACTGATCTTTTAAATTGCGCAAGTGACGCTAGAAAAATGCTATTGGATTATGTGGAATAAGAAAAAATGACAGATATTGCCGTTCTCTATTGTTTTGGATTCGTACTCATTGTGGGTGGGTTATTTTGGTTTGTTAAACGATTATTTTGGGAATAGTGATGGAAGATAGTATGTTCGATTTCGGCGAGGTGATGTCTATGGCTCTGTCTATGGACGAAGAAGACCGCAAAGAACTCGTTGAAATCGTTGAGATGACAGACGAAGAGGAGCTCAAAGAGATTGTTTGGGCGCTAGATGGTGTTGCCGATAACATCTCTTACATCTTTCAGGTCATTAAAAACGTTCGACCCGACTTTCAGTTTCCATCGATTAATTGATTGAAAATTTATATTTTTATTGGTAGTATTCCCATGGAATTTTCGGAGACGGTCTTCCACACTCCCTAAGGTGGTAAGGCTGTGAGTTTAGACCCGAAAGTCCTGAGTTAAATTTTGGCTCCGATCTTCTTTGGAGATCGGGGCTTTTTTGTTGACGCAACTCTGTGTCACATTCAGATTGACGCGATGTTGTGTCAAGAAGAAATTACGACTTCATGTCGTCTTGCGGTTGTCCGCATCGATCTAAAATCCCCTTGCGAATCGCCACCTGTTCTTCAAACGTCTTGTTGTGCCCCTTTGGAAGAAATGCCCCTTCCGCATGTCGGTAAAGATAATCAATAAATCTGTTTTGAATGTTAATAATCTTGGGGAATGGATTATTCTGACTGTCAGAAGTGCTGTTGTTTAGTGCCTTGTCGTCTTCTCTCATTAAAGAACGAACGCACTTGGCGATTTTAATCCCACACTCATATCCTATTTGAAGATCGGACTCGTAAAATGGCTCTCCTCTCCATGGTGAGATATAGCGTCCCAGTGCGTCCTTTTTAATATCTTTAAGGGCTCCTTTATCAAGGAATTGTCCTGTTGGGGTTTTCAAAGGAATATACATCAACTGAGTGGAAAGTGGACATTGAAAATCTTCTAGATCGTCGTGATCCGCATAATGTGTGGTAATAAACTGGAACAGTTCGTCGTAGGTTTTTTCTGCTTCCCAGTCTTGGAACTCTTGTGTTCCTTCGGCAATCCTTGTCCATAAAAATGTTCCCCCTAACGCGCCTACGGCCACAAATAGAAGGGTTGTTCCGGATGGAGTCATGCTACTCATGTCAAATGATGATTTATGTGACACTGTGGGTGAGTTACTCTGGGAACTGCTTGGAGACGTTTGTGGTGATTTTGGAGGACAGTGTTGCGGACAAGAGTGGGGGGTTTTTGGCGACAGTGTTGCTGCTGCGGCTCCTCCTCCTATGCAAAGGGTTAGCAGGGCGCTCCTTTTTTTAAACGGGTGCCATCCATCTCCTTCGCTAATCCACTCTAGATGGCGCGAGAATTGCTTTTTGATAGTGTTGTCAAGAACTTTTGGAGCGTCTTTTTGTATCCTGAGAATTCGGCCTTCTTGAACGAAGTCTATCTGAGTGGTGGAGTCCATGTCGATATTCCTTGGGTTGGGATCATTCTTAGCTTTTCAAGACTTCTTAATGTCACAAAACAAATCGCCCATGGAATCCCCATGGTTGCTAAACCCCTAACTGTCATTTTAAGTTCTTTATACGGGTCGCATGACTCTCTTCTCATCAGACTTCGAGTGATACTAAAATTAATTTTTCTTGGTCCTAGACAGTATCCATTGTCAATTAACCACTGTGTCGTTTCCTGTTGAAGTGTTCTAGTGACAATGCGTTCTATTCCGTCCTCTCGGACGATTTTTGTACTAACGGTGATTTTAAAGTCTGGTCGTTCTGAAACGGGAATGGGATCGCCAATCATTGCTGGGTTTTGCCCATACGTTTGGCATACGATATCGAACTCTTCTCCGGTTCTTGGCGCCTTTGGATTGATGTTTAGTTGCTTGATTTTCATCCTCATCAAAATGCTTTGATCGCCACGAGGAAGTTCTGTGAATCCTGGAAGATTACTTATAATGGGATCGAAGGAGTAGATGTGTTCTCGAAATCTCTGTTTTGGGGGAATATATACCGGATGACGTCGACTAAACAGCGCTTGCATATTACTCAGAAGGCTTTTGTTGGTTCTTCATCTTATTTTTCAAACACCACGCCCACAAATCATGTGCAAGAGGAATTTGATTGAGTGGATTTGGAGTAAATTTGAGTCCGTTAAGCTGTTGATAGAGCTGGATAATGTGGAAAGAGACGGCTTGGATTTCTTTGTCATTAAGATCGTCTAAGAATTCATTATCTTTGGATTGGTGGATGCGATCGATCATCAAAGCAATCAGATTAATCATCATTGCCGGTACCGACAAACGAATGGCGTCCCATGGGCTCATCTCGGAAACGTCACGAGCGTCCATAAACATACCTTTGAAATTGCAAAGTGGCACTCTAGCCAACAAATAAATTTCAAACAGCATAAAAAATAATTTTATTCAATAAGAAGAGGGCGCCGCGATTTAAACGGGCCCCAAGGTCTCTCTACTCATGGTAGAGGAAATTAATAAGAAAAACCGTACGTTTTTTCTGTAGAAACTGGCGCTAAAGGCGTTTCACTGTGTTTGTCTCTTTGGTATCTTTCTTCGATACGAAGCATGGCGGCCTTGAATTCTACGTCTTGTATTGCAAGTTTCGTATGAAAATCGCTCATCTCTTTATTGATTGCGGCGATTTCACCTCTAATCTCATTTATTACGGTATCATGATGGCGGTAATCGTTTCGCGATTCCATTCTCATCGACACAATCAACGAGAGAAGAATTGCAGCTATTCCGATATTCGTTCCGACCATCGTCCAAAATTGTCCTCGATCTATGCGCTGTGTTTCCATGGGTTCTCCGCTATGCAGATTTTAGGTCTTTTATTAGATCGATAAGAATTTTATAATGATCGTCTATACGCACGTTGAGTTGTTCGATTCTGGTTTCAATTTTTTCAACCCTTTTGTCGGATTCTTCTGATTTCTTGTCGTAGGTCTCTCTGTGTTTTTTTATCTCGTCTGCCGTTTTTGTAAAATGCTTACGTAGACCCAGATAGGCCGGAGTTCCGAAAACGCCAACGATTGTGGCGACGGCTCCAGAAACTTGTAAAATTGTCATCCAATCCATTGTGTTCTCCTTGTTGAATCGAAATCATAGCGCTTTCATTGAATCCGCGGAATACATAAACATTTTTTGACAAAAACACCCTAATTGTCAAAAATTTAATATATATGTCTACCCATAATCCTCAGTCTGATCCCCTTTTATACGAAAAATTAGCCGACGAACTAGAAATTTGGGTCCGAACTGAACAGTTCTTACTGGCCGAGTTCGCTTCTACGCGTGGCTATGATTTAAAGCTGATTGAAGAGTGGGGCAAAGACCATGAACGTCTCAATCGCGCCTATAAAAACGCGATCAAACACGAAGAAACTTACATTGTGAAAAACGCGTTAAGGGGGGAATTCGATGGGGGCTTTGCTCGCTTTTATCTTATCAATCGTCACGATTATCGGACTTCTAATACTGATGATTCAACGGGCGTTAAAGGACCAATAAGCCTTCTTTATCAGCGTCCTGAACGCAAATCGAAGAAGAAGGTTGCATGACGATCATCACTCTTCCCTATACGCCTCGTGATTATCAATTGGATTTTGAAGACGCGATGGAAGAGGGCAAAAAACGCGCCCTGTTGATTTGGCACCGTCGAGCTGGCAAAGATGTTGCCTGTTGGAACTTTTTGATCAGAGAGGCCCTACAAACGAAGAATTGCGGTGTCTATTATTACCTGTTGCCGACACAGCGTCATGCCCGAAAGGTCATTTGGGATGGAATTGATGAGGCGGGAAGACGTTTTCTAGATTTTATACCCAAGGAGCTCATCGATGGAAAACCTAATCAGATGGAGATGCGCATACGACTTATTTCGGGATCTATCATTCAACTTATTGGGACTGATAATTACGACTCAATTACTGGTACAAATCCTCGTGGTTGCGTTTTTTCTGAGTATTCTCTTCAAGATCACAAGGCCTGGGAACTGGTAATCAGCCCCATTCTTTTGAAAAACAAGGGATGGGCAATCTTCAATTCCACTCCACGCGGAAAGAATCATCTCTATGAACTCTATGAAATGGCTAAAGATAATCCCGAGTGGTTCGTTCAGAAGCTGACCGTTGAAGATACGGGTTTAATTACAAGTCAAGAGCTTGACAAAGAGCGCGCAGAGGGGCGATCGGAAGAACTGATTCAACAAGAATATTACACCTCATTCGAAAGAGGCGTGGAGGGAACCTATTATGGCAAACTTATTGATGATGCGCGCCGCGAGGGGCGAATTTGTTCTGTGCCTTACGATCCCGCTGTCCCAGTGGATACTTATTGGGATTTGGGATTTGGTGATTCAACTGCAGTAATCTTTTTGCAACGGGTTGGTCAAGAGTTACATATCATCGATTATTACGAAGAACACGGTAAAGGAATTATCGATTATATCCGTGATCTTAAGGCAAAACATTATCTCTATGGCAAGCATTATGCCCCCCATGATGTCGAAGCGGGCAACCTTTCAACGGGTATGTCGCTTAGACTTTATGCCAAAGATCTCGGGTTAGACTATCAAGTAATTTCTAGAACAGATATAGAATATGGGATCGAACGCGTTCGTGCCACCTTGCCGCGTTGTTGGATCGATGAGGTAAAGTGTAAACAATTAATTAAGTGTTTGGAGAACTATCGCAAGAAATTCAATGACAAGATGAATGTTTATTCAAATATCCCCTTGCATGACTGGTCCTCTCATGGTGCCGATGCAATGAGATATCTAGCGCTTGGAATTGAACACTACAATTCGAAGGGAATGAGTGCTGATGACATTAAGAAAATGCGAGACAAATACTTTGGGAAAGGAAACTAATGCCTGATACCGGAACGCCCATTCAAGGTGGAGTGCCTGGAACAGATTATTCTGTTCTCAAGCGCATGCGAGACAACTATACCAAGGCTCTCACCATGTGGCAATCGTGGTGGTTTGAAGCCGATACAGATTCGCGTCTTGTAGCCGGAGACCAGACCTATAATGCCTGGTATCAATCGTTGGGTCGTGTGCGCTCTAGTCAATACGTGGTCATGATCAATAAGGTCAAGCGTGTTGTGAACATGATTACGGGTTATCAGAGAAAAAATCGTCTGACAACTACCGTTATTCCCATTGAAAATGCCGCTCAAGAAACTGCGGACCAACTCAGCGGTGTCATCCAGTGGTGTCACAATTACGATAACGTCTACCAAACCATCTCAGACGCCTTTGAGGGGGCTGTTATCACTGGGCTAAATCTTTTACAAGTTCATATGGATTATCGAGAAGATCCAGAAAACGGAGAAATCCGATGCACACGCCTTCCATTCTCTTCTTTTATTATGGATCCTTTTTGGACGCGTCCAGATTTAAGCGATTGCGGATGGATATGGGTAAGAAAGTGGTTGTCTCCCGAACAGATCAGATCGCTGGTCCCCGAGGTTGATAATTGGTATTCGATTACGAGGGATTATGGGAATAGAGATGGACGATTTGCTTGGATGGCTGAATCTTATTCTTACGCGAACTTGCGTCTTGTTCCTTACGATGAGTACTGGGAACAGACCTTTAGGGTGGTAAGAAAACTGGTGGATTCCGAGACGGGAGAAATCGTTGAGTGGAAGGGCAACAACGAACAGCTGAATCTTTTAAAGATGTTTCGCCCAAGTCTGAAAATAATCGAAACGCAAAAACCCACCGTTATTCGTCATATTGTGGTTGCGGATAAATTGATCCATTCCGAAGTGGCTCCGTATGGGTCCGACAGACTTCCTTTTGTCCCTGTTCAGGCTTACTATACCCCAGAGCTTGCGAATTGGGCTTTTCGTATACAAGGCGTTGTCCGTAATTTACGTGATTCTCAAATCGAGCTCAATCGCAGACGCAACAAATTACTCGATATTTTGGATTCTGTAGCAAACTCGGGATGGATTGTCAAGGAAGATGCTTTAGTCAATCCGGAAGACGTCTATATGAATGGCCAAGGTCGTGCTCTCTTTACCAAGTCCACATCACAACCTGGAGACGTTCAGCCTATTCCAACTCCCACCGTTCCACCAGGTCTTATGGAATTGCAACTCCAAATTGAAAAAGAAATTATGGAGATTGCCGGAGTTAATGAAGAGTTGTTTGGAATGTCTAACGAAAAGGGAACCGCTGGTGTTCTTTCGATGCTAAGACAAGGAGCTGGTCTTGTCACTCTACAACCTCTATTTGATAAGCTTGACCTTTCTCAAAAAATTCTTGGTAATCTTTATCTCGACCTTATACAGAACAATTTTGGAATGGCCAAAGTTGAACGCATCTTGAATAAACAACCGACTCAGGAGTTTTCAGATGCCGAATTCCAAAAATATGATTGTCTTATTGAAGAAGGATTGCTTACTTCCGATCAGAAAAAGATGCAATTTGCTCAACTGCTCCAGATGCGTGAGCTCGGGGTTACTGTACCCGATTCAATCCTTCTTAAGTCGGCCACCATTCAGAACAAGAATGAACTGTTGGAAGCTGTCGCCCAACAAGAACAACAGCAGACACAGCAAGCTATGGCTCAAATGCAGGCTCAGCTTGCACAACAACAAGCCGCCATTGAACTTCTCAACTCTCAAGCAATCTATAATCAATCGGGAGTTGCAGAAAGAGAGTCTCGTGCTGTGGCCAACATTGGAATGGCTAGGGAGCGCGTTGCCCAAGGAATGCACGATCGATCCAGAGCTGCTTTAGAAACTGTTCAAACGCTGACAAATTTAGAGGCGCTTGGCAAAGAGAATGTTCGAAAAGACCTGGGCGTTTTAATGCAGATTCAGCGCGAACAAGCAGCTCAGCAAGAAAAAGAGTTAGCCGCTACCAAGGCAAGTGCTGAAAGTACGGCTTATCCTGGGAAGCAGCAATCCCAGAGTTTACAAACTGCACAAGTAGCCTAACGGAGGAAGTTATGGCAAAACAAAAACTAGACCGATATGAGCTTAAAGAGCCTCGAGATAATAGCGAGGGCCCAATGAGTCGTAAAGGCGAAATGGATCGAGGACGTGGCTATAAACAGCCAAGAGACTCGAATTCCAGAGAAAGTGGCGATCAAAGAGACGCTCCTTTCCAAGGTGCTTATGGAGATTTTACAATGATGGGCGGTCGTGGAGTAAATGCCTACCCCGCACAAGAATTGCCATATGATATTACTGGCGCAGAACGCGGTAATGATTATGAGAGTCTTCATAAAGATTCATGCAAGAAAGCACAAAAGAACTTCAATACCAATCCAGGTGGATTTTCAACTGGGCAGGGAGAAGGCTAATGCAGCAGCTCGGTGAAACCAGGGAAGAGATGACTCGAAGTCTTATGCGCAAGGTCGAGAAGATCGTTAATGATCATCAAGACTATGCGGATAAGTACTATATCTGGGTTCATGCAAAGCCAGATCGCAAGAATCACTGTGTGATTCGAGAGCGAATCATGATCACGAAGGTTAAGCCCAAGATGATGTTGTCTACGATGTTATTCGGAGTAGATAACCGCGAAGGCAAACTGACGTTAGAGTGGGCGCTTCCTGGCGACTGGCCGACAATGGATACGGGTTTAATGGGAGAACCTGTACCCGAAGTGATTGCTTCGTTTAACGAGCTACAAGAAAAAAGTCCCACCAAAATTTTTTACTAAGAATGACAAGTAAAATATTTAGTATTATCATCCAAAACAAGTGCCGCCGGCTAACGGGCGTAAAATTATCAGGGCGTAATCGGTGTCGCCGCCAGACATCACGAGGATGACATGGAAACACAAGAGAAGGTTGAAGAACAAGTTGTAGAAGAAGTCGCTCAAGAGACTTCACAAGCCGAACCTACCGCACAGGCCGAAGCGCCTGAACAGCCATCTTCAAATGATGCTGATAAAAATTGGGTACAAGTACGGCAGGCGCTGAAAGAGCAGCAAAATCGCATCGCGCAATTGCAAAGCCGCCTAGAGCAACAGAATGCTCCTAAGGATGAGCTTGCAGAGCTTAACGATGATGATGTGGTCACGGTCGCTCAAGCCAAGAAATTGGCAGAGAGACATGCCAGGGAATCTGCTCTAAAGATTGTGAAGGAACATGAAAAATCATCTCAAGAAAAAGAGGTGATGGCGAGGTTTTCTGACTACAAAGAGGTTATTGAAACCTATCTGAAACCACAAATTGAAGAAAACCCCGATCTCCTCAAGGCGATCTACGAAACAAAAAATCCTTTTTTAACGGCATATCAAATGGCAAAAGCCTCTGCTCCTGAACAAACCGTGTCTAATCCAAAGAAGGCCGAGAGAATCATGAAGAATGCTTCTCGTCCCCTTTCTGCGGCAGCGGCTCCCGGTCTTCAAGGAGAAGCGGCAACTTTCGCTCAAATGAAGCCAGAAGAAATCTGGAAAATGTCTCAAAGTTTTGCCAAAGGGAGATGAAATTTAAAGGCTAGCCAATGGCAATTACTACAATTAACACACTTCCAGCTCCTGTGCAGCAGTGGTTTGATAAGGTCTTACTTTCAAGACCCATGCCAAACCTGATGTACAAGCGATTTGGAATAAAGAAAACGCTACCTTCCAGAGAAGGTCGTACGATTCGTTTTAGACGATATAACAATCTTTCTCCTGGGATTGTTCCTCTAGGAGCAAGTGGAGTAACTCCTCCTGCTCAGAGCTTATCTGCAGTAGACATCGATGCCACTGTTGAATGGTACGGAAGCTATGTCTTGATCACCGATCAAGTCACTGCCGTTAACCAAGACCCAGTGCTGAATGAAACAGCCTCTCTATTAGCACAATCAATGCGCGAATCAGAAGATATTTTGACTCGTGATATGCTTGTGGCAACAGCTTCTCAGATTAACTGCGTTAATGGAAGCGATGGAGATAACCCAACTGAGTTGACTCGAGAAGACATTGATGTTGTTGTTCAGACTCTTTTGAGCAATAACGCGATGTTTATTAGCGATGATATCGAAGGTTCTTTGAAGTTTGGTACAGCTCCAATTCGTGAAGCATTTTGGATGTTCATGAATTCGGCGATTATCAATGACTTAGAAAACGTCGAAGGATTCGTCAGTCAAGCCGAATATCCAGCCTACCAGAATATCTTACCCTATGAATGGGGTTCTGTAGGTAACGTACGAGTGCTTCAGTCTTCTTTTGGAGCCTCTTCTCCTCAAACATCTATGTTGGGTGCTACTGTGTACCATAACATGATTGTTGCTAGAGAAGCTTATGGATGCATCGATCTAACTGCAGCTACGGCTGAATTCATCTACAAGCCCCTTGGCTATGGAGATGACCCATTAAATCAGAGACAAACAGCAGGTTATAAGTTTGCTTATGCTACTCGCATTCTTAATGACACCTGGTGCGTTGATCTCGCATCTACAAGAGCATCTGCATAGGAGAAAAAATTATGTCAGTCCCATATGAAAATATCATTATCGGTACTTATACCTCCGATGGCACCGCTCGAGATTTGGAACTTCCATTTATTCCAGATTCTTTTGAAATCTGGAACCTAACCAATCAAGGTTCTTCTGCCAACCCAGGCGTTGTCAAGAGAGCTGAGTGGTTTAATGGAATGGACGATGCAAGTGCGTTTGTGGTTAAAAACACAGCTGGACTTGCTACAGACACAAGTTCTGTCATTACCACAGGTGGATTTACTCCAATTGATGGTACTGCAGGACAGTTGGGACCTCAGATTGCGATTACATCAATTTCTCAGGCGAACCCAGCGCTTGTAACGACTACAGCTCCTCATGGACTTGCCACAGGAGATATCGTGGGTCTTTATAACACAACAGCAATGTTACAAGTGGCTACAATCTTTTTTGTAATCACCGTAACAGGAGCTACTACATTTACTATCGAATTAGATACCACTGGATTTGCTGCCGCAGCAACAGGCGGATTTGCTCGAAAAGTAAATAAATTCTCCAACTGGGTACCTCCTGCTATCTACATAACTAACATCACTCAGGCAAATCCTGGGGTTGTTACTACAAGTGTAGAGCATGGATATGCTACTGGAGATATTTACCGTCTGCACGTCCCAGCGGCGTTTGGAATGGTAGAAGCGGATGGTCTGCAAGTCACAATTACTGTGCTTACAGCCACAACTTTCTCTATTGGTGTAGATACAACTACATTTACTGCGTTTGCCTTCCCAGCATCTGCGGATGTGCCCGTCACATTCCCGATAGTTGATCCGGTGGGCGAATTCGGAACTGCTCTTACAGATTCTGTCGATAACACAGCAAGCTATGGTATTCAACTTGGTACTGTTGTGGTAGGAGCTAATAACGATGTCGTGTTCTATCGAGCCATTAAAGGGGTTTAATTAACACGTGGGGGGGGGGAGATTTCTCTCCTCCCTAAACTTTAGGAATACTATGGAAACACAAACAGAAATGAAAAAGGGTCGTCCCACTAAGGTGACCATCGATGAAGTCACAAAAGTATCTGACGAGGCGCGCTCGGAACATTTTCGAAAGGCTCCGGATAATATTTACGAATTTAGAAAAGATGAAGATCGCATGGTGACGGGTGTATTTAGAAATATCCAACATCCTGGACAAAGTGTTCGATTTTCTGTTCGTCTCTACAAAGACCAAAAGCTGCAGACACATACTATGGAAGATGGAATGATGTACACGATTCCTCTTTCGGTGGCCAAACACCTTAATCGAAATTGTTTCTATCCAATTTACGACAATCAGATCGTTACAGATGCCTATGGAAGAGCGATGCCAAGG